CACAACAGTACATTGTGGAATTCTGGTATTGAAGCAAATAAAGATGTAGCTCGTAAGCAGAAGCGTAAGCTTTCTTATCTCGCTAATGTCCTTATTGTTTCTGACCCTAGCAATCCAGAAAATGAAGGTCAAATCAAACTGTTTAAGTTTGGTAAGAAAATCTTTGATAAGATTACTGAAGCAATGAACCCTGAGTTTGCGGATGAGACACCTGTCAATCCATTTGACTTATGGGAAGGTGCTAACTTCAAGTTGAAGATTCGTAATGTTGAAGGCTATCGCAATTACGATAAGTCCGAGTTTGCTGATAAATCGGCACTCTTAGATGGTGATGATGCTAAACTGGAAGAATTGTGGAAGAAAGAATTCTCTTTGAAGGAATTTACAGAGAAGAAACAATTCAAACCTTATGACCAACTCAAGTCTCGCCTTGATAAGGTTCTAGGTTTTGAAGGTGCATTATCTACTATTAAAGCTGAAGATGTTGTATTGAGAAACTTTACTGATGATGAAGTTAAGATTCTTGATAAAGCAGTTGTTGAAGATGATTTAGATTACTTTAAATCTCTCGCAGAAAAATAAACTTTCCTTTAAAAGTTTAAACCCCGCCTAGTGCGGGGTTTTTTGTTTATAGTGCCTGAGTACGAACAAGGTTACTATAAAAATCACTATGATAAGGTGTTGATTTAGAAGTGGATACAACTTGATTCATTTGACTTTGGCCTGCACTAGCTGTTTTTCCTGGATTTAAAACAGCTAATATATCTGCCATATCAGCTGATGAAAATGCAGATTGAGACATTGAAGCTGTTTCTCTAGCTCCACTAGCTGATGCTAAAACTGAACCATCAATTTTTGTTCCTGTTCCACTTAAAGAGGCTTGTATTTGTTCGGTTGAAATTGAAGCTTTATTGTTTCCCTTACCTTCATAGTAAGATTTTCCTGTGCTTGGATCAGCAATAGAAGCAAATTCTTGAGATAATGCTAATTGTGTTTTGATTGGATCACCACCGCCTTGTTGCAATCTTTTGTTAATTAATGCTGTTCCTAATTTGTCTTGTGTTGAAGCATCATATAAATCACTACCTTTAACACCAGTATTTCCATAAGCTCCAGACATTAATCCAGCTAAAGTTTTTGGAATTATTTGATATCGTCCTGTTGCAAAAACCTTACCTTCACTTTGTAAACGCATAACATCGTTTACCGTCATTTTAGATAAACCTGGATATCCTCCAGGCATATCACCAGCTTTACCTTTGTTTGCTGCATCATAACCAGCTTTTCCTGATTCACCAGAAGCAATAAGGTCTAACAGCGATGATTTAGTTGGTGTAGTGCTTGATGATACACTACTTGATGGTGTAGCGCTTGAAGAACTTGGTGATATAATAGGAGCTGTTGTGGTTGAACCACTCATAGCATCAACAGCTGAACTGTTACCAATACCACCAGAATCTACTGAAACTGAAGATGGTGAAAGAGATTTATCATAAGCATCAAGTTCTTTTTCATATTCAACAAACCATTCATATAAAGCTAAGGCATCGCTTGCAAGCATAGCAAAACCAATAACTGATAATAGTAAAGAAACTCCACCAGCTGGAGAAGCTATGATACCAGCTATAACTGATCCAATTTTAGCTGCAATTTTAAATCCAAATGTTTGAGAAAGTTTTTTTAACATGGCAGTGATTTGTCCCTGTTTAGAAGCTTTCATTATAACGTCAACAATTTTTTGGAAAAATGTTTTATTTTTTTCCATTTCTCTATTTTTTCCAACACTTCCAAAATCAGATAGTGGTTTTCCACTTGATGGAGATGTTGAAGGAGTGCTTGGTGGAAGTGCTGTTGTTGGTTTTTTTCCCATAATTGCACCAGCACCTAAAACTGCTGCGCCTATACCAACTCCCTTAGCTGCTTCAATACCCTTATCAATTCCAGGAGGTTGACCATAAAATCCTCCATCTTGTGCTTCTACGTCACCTGTGTTTAACTTAGGATCACCACCTAAAAATTTATATGCACCAGCTGCTATAGCTGTTGTTATTCCTAAAATTTTACCTATTCTAGTTGAAGCTAAAAAACCTAATATGCTTACAAAAGCGGCACCTAGACTTGCAGCTGCAATGCCTATTCCAGTTAAAATTCCAGAAAGAGATCCAATACTACTTATAATTGATCCAACAGTTGATGCTATTCCAGTAACTAATGATCCAAGAAAACTTAAAATTCCAGAACCAGATTTTTCTTTTTCTTCTACTTTGGTCGGTTTAGTTCCTTTATTAAATTGTGCCTCATATTGATTTTCTCTAAACTTTGAACTTGAGAAAAAAGAATCAGCTTTTTTTGTAGGAGTGCCACCAGAAACAGTAACAAGTTTAGCAATATTCTTTTGCATAATATTCATTTGCTTAGCCATTGAAGGCAATGCCATAGAATTCTTTGCGGTGATTTTGCTATTTGTATTGATATCTTGGAGTATAGAAGATGAATCGGATGCAAGAGAAGATGGTGATGTTCTTTGAGAAGCGTTAGAGGCAGTATTATTTCTTGTAGCAGAATAACCTTTGCCAAAGATTTTTGTACCAATGATTGAACCAATTCCGCCACCACTAAAAAGTGCGTTGCGTATATCCAATTTCTCCAATGACCTTTTACCAAGAGAAGAAGCGGCACCGCCAATTAAACCTTTTGTCTTGTATTCTTGTTGTAATATGTTTGCAAGTCTGCTAGTAGCCATTTGTTATTACCTTCTTGTTTGCATTTTTTCTTTTTCTTCTTCAAGATATCTCATTAATAAACCAACATAAACTTCTCTTTCCCAAGGTATCATATTCTCAAGTTCTGTCAAACTATATTTGTGATGTTGCATTAATGCAAAATTAGTTTGATAGAGATTCCCTAGGTTTTCATAACCAAAACTTAGACGAAAAAACTTTCTAGTCCTTCAACTGTAATTTTCTCTTCATATCCACATTTGTTACATTTAAAATCTACATCTTTTAAAATCTTTGGCATATTCTCAAAAAAATGTTTAATTTTCTCTAAATCTTTTGATTGCATACCTTCAATGAATTCAACCAATTCTTCTTCTGTTGCATCTTTAGCATAATAAATTTGGTCACCATCATAAATGTATTCAATACAATCAATTGTCATTTTAAAAACCATGTCATTTTGATTTTCACCATCATAACTTCTAAGAGCATTAAAATTAGGATACTTCATAACTATGCCAAGTTTTTCAGTAATTTCAATTTTTGTTTCTTGTTTTTTATTACTTTCTGGTTTAATGTCTAAAACATTTAAATCAATCTGTACAACATTAGCACATTTGTGAGTATTCTCATCTTCTTCGTTTTTGATATCATTATTACATTTGTAATTTAAATTAATAATCTCACTTACCGACCTTGCACGAATATTTAAAAACAAATATTCAATATCAAATATAGGTAACTTATCAACATCAATATCTGAAATAATACAATTATTCAAAACTTGTTTTGTTGTATCAATTATTGTTTTAAACTCTTGGCTTTCGCTAGCCATTAAAAACAATTTTTCTTCTTTGACCGTGAATGGTCTAAACTTAACTTCTTTGCCGCTTGATATTAAATTAATACTAAAAACAGGCACATCAATTTTCGGTAACATACTTTATCTCCATCAAATTAAAATATTCTATTAAAAACATTTCCTATACTATTATTTACCTGTTGTCCGGCTTTATCAAATATTCTAGCACCCTTAGCACCAAAATAACTGGTTGCAGCTGCAACAAGGTCATAACTTCCTTCATAAATTACATTGTATTTTTGGTAAGCAAATTGAACTGATAATCTATGGAAATTATCTTCTGACCAATTCAATGGTTGCGGTGCAATTCCAATTGGAAAGGCATCAACCAATTCAACAGCAAAAATTCGTTTAATAAAATCATCATACTGGATAATTTTTATATTAGTCAAATATCTAGTTCCTTTTCCTTTTGGAAATCTTAAATTATTTGTGTCGGTTGGCATAATTGCTTCCATCCATCTTTCAAACAATTTTCTCTCATAAAACTCATTCGTACAAAGAAATGTTAAATTGGTATCACCGTATTGTGTTTGATATGGAACTTTAAATCCTGGTCCATAAACTCTAGCATCTTGTGTCAATATTGTTTTGCCAGGAAGTTCTGCAGCTTCACATTGAAGTGCAAGATATCTGCTAATTGAAGCGTTTGTTGTTTTTGACTGTTCATTTTGCGGACCATTTTTACCTAATGCTTGATTAGCAAGGTCAGCTGCATTAGCAAGTATTGTATTAGGTAAATCTAATAATTTTTCAAAAATTGATTGTGAAATAAATCTATTAATGTAATCTGGTATTGG